AACTCGGGGACTGATGCTGCAGAAACGAAAAAGCGGCTGATAGAAAGTCTATCAACCGCTTAATCTGTATAGCTAAATTTGGTCGGGACGGCAGGATTTGAACCTGCGACCACCTGCACCCCATGCAAACCATTTTTTTATTATTATCATATAGTTACCTAATTTTTTCCGACAAGTTGACAGATATAAGTGATTGTTTTGTGGTTCTTCTGATAAGTTTCGTCGGAAAGGATTATACCCTATATTAGTTTTAATCCGATTCCTGCAGAAAGGCCCATTCGCCAATCCTGAATGTGTATGCAGGTGATGCCGTATTTGTCTTCAGCGCTACTCGTAATGCAAAATGCGCATACGACAACCCTGTCGGTATATTCGTGGATATTGTGGTTTTAAGATCACCGTCAATGTAAAACTCAACAGAAGTTGCATTATATATAACCTCTAGCGCATATTTCTGGGTACTTACCCATGCGCTTAACGATGCCGATACCGTTTCACCTGCAGCATTAGCAACAACTGCATATATATTCCCGCCAGTCATTTTGAACCCCATTCGAGGAGAATTACCCGCATACACAATACCCGGCACGCCTGACACAATCTCATGATCCAGTGATGCAGAATAATACGGCTCAGCAATGACTTTGAATGAGCGGGGCTTATCCCATGTATATGCCGACAGGGCATGCGACGACCCGAAAGAAGCTAGTGCGTAGTCTCCAGCCGCCGTCCCATTCTGTAGTCGCAACACACCGCCACCAACAGAAACAGTAGATGTCCCCGACGTCAGTAGATCCCATTGATCTAATGAATTAGCTAGGGCGCGGTGATAGATTGCACTATTATTGTATGCATCCGCTCCGCGCAACTCAGTGTTTTTCCAAACATCAAATTTAGCTGAAAACGGATCGTAGCTGAAACCCTGTTCCAGTGCTGGGTCACCGACATGCATATTAGCCTTCACTAAGCCCGCTTGTGTTTCAGTACCCAACCAAATGCCAGCCCCATCGCGATAGCCGGCTGCATCCCCCATGCGCAGACTAGCACTTCCTCCGAGACCATCCCCCCCGAGAACCAACCCACCGGACAATACAGTTAGCCCAGCTTCGATAGCGGCCAATGTTACATCCGCATGATCTGCGGGCCTTGACCCATCGCCTGGATCATTCACATCACTCCAAACCTGCTGAGTATTATCAAATTCGGATTGAATCATTTCAAACTGAAAACGATCAAATGTGATATCCATTTGACTAAATCCACCAAATCCATTCCACGACCCCATCACATACACACGGATGAAATCTATTGTTTGTCCTGCTGCTGCTCTAACAGCAAACTGCCGGGTCCTCCACGCACCATCAGACACCCGCTCATTCAGAGTTACGTTATGCCTCGAGTATGCCCCAGCCCCGCCATACCCGATATCTATCAACAACCCAGCATTACCGTAGCCGATGCCATCAGACACTAGTCGATAATCATACGAGCCACGAAATACAGTGTCTGCAGGCATCGGCGAGCTGAATGTATGGGCTCGCGCAATGCCCGCATTAGTAAGTCCATCCGTTATAAATCTAGGTGCACTTTTGCCGATCCGAACATTAGTTTTTTCATGTGTCGGATTGATTGCCCAAGCCCCCCAATTGCGAGGACGTACAGCGCCATCGATCCAGTCGAATATTGGGTTAAAACCTAAAACAACTGCATCATTTGAGTTTAATAAATTCTCTTCCAAGGGTCTATTTGCAATATCATCATTCCAATCAGCTTGATTAACATATGCAAGAAGTCCAGCATCTGACGATGTAAATGTTGACCCAGATGCGGCTTGGCTCTCTACAGTAGCTGCTGCAGTCGAGCCTACGTTTTGGGTATTTAGCGCAACGTTAGACGCTGTGTTATCTGCATTGCTTGGGGGTTTAGGGCCAGTTACGAGAGCATAGCTCGCTGTTTGCCCTAGCTGCGCACCATCGGTTAACTGATTTGTATTCGTCGTGTTTGTTGCGCCCGCCTCAATACCCGCTAGATGCGCCCCCTCACTCGCATTAATGTCCGCCAACACTGTTGGTGTGCCCACTAAGTCACCCAAATAATCAACCGCCGCAGCACTCACAGCTAGACCGGCAGTCGCACTTACTGGGTAGCTTTGTTCGCTGATATTTCCTGATCGGTCAACAACGTCGACCCATATATACTCAGTTACACCCACGGTAAGCGGTATCACGGGGTTTGTATCTGTCGGGCGGGCGACGATATCGGCGAAGGCTTTGTTGTTGCTGAGTGATCTCCATACACGATAATGCAGAATATCGTCATCACCAGGCGGGGTGATATTAAGCTGCACGCCTGCGATTTTTGAGCTTGTTGTAATTGACTGAACATTACCCGGCGGAGCGCCTTTACCATCAGCGAGGATAAATAACTCTACCCAAGGCGATTTTTTTTTGTATTTATTCCAGGCTCTAATGCGCACAAAGTAACCAATATTGTGAGCAGCATTTTCTTTGAATTCGTTCGTTCCAGCTAGCACTAGCGCAGAGCGTCGGGTATAGGCTGTTTCAGTGCTTTGGCGAAACTGGACTTCTGCTCCGTCGTAATAGGGGTCGTCGGGCGGCGTGAGCGTACCCTTGAATTTGGTTTGCCTTGTGCCGTCTTTGTCAGCTGGGTCCATGGCAGCATCACCAGAGACCAGGCTATCGAATGTCGGGGCTGCTATGGATTGGGTTTCTGGCCGGCCTTCTCGGTTGTCTGGCGCGTTGTTTAATACATGAGATATTTCTAAGTTAGATTCATTTGTATTGGTTGTCGGAATTGGCAGGCCTGAGCTGATTGCATAATAGCTTTTATCCCACTGAGCAAAAACGTCTGGTGGAATTTTCATGGCGGGCCAGCCGACGGCAGAAGGTGGTTTTGGTGTTTCGCCTTTATTAGCTGTAAACCTTTCTTTAACGCCTTGAGGAAGCGGGTAGCTTCCATCGATATAGATATGCAAGCCACCGCCATAACCGCCACATCCTGAGCCAGACCAGTAATATCTATCTGTTTCTGCGTCATAGGCCTTGCTTCCTACTTGCCCATTTGCTCCGGACAGATTGTAGGTTGCGTTACCAGAGTAGCCACGACTATTAATAGCTAGACCTGCCCCGCCCTGACCACCATGGCTGCCTGGAGTATCAACAATACCCAAATCCGGTGCATAAACATTTCCACCGGAACCACCAGACGCCCCGCGAAGATCGTAGCCGAGAATCGAAAGTGAATCCCCGTCCCAGATAGATATTAAGTTTGAAGCATCTTTGGATGGATAAACTTTGGCTTCAGTGGATGGAGCTAATGAGAACTTCCCTTTGATGACGCTACCATTAATGACCCAAGGCTTTTGCCCAAAGCCGCCCATGGCCTGAGTAATTCCATAACCACCTGATAAGCCTGGATTGCCTTTAACATTCGCTGTAATTCCATCGGCCTCCAGTGTCGAAGCTCTGGGCGCTGCGCCAGCCAACCCGCTGCCAGCGCCATTCCAATGAGCGTCATCAGTAAAGAAGCCTCGGACTCTTACGAAAACATTATCTGAAATATCGAATGTAACGTCTGACCCTGTCCACAGGGGGCCGTCATGGTAGTAAACGCCGTCATTAAGAGTGGCTCCACCCACCAGAGTATGCGTGCCCGCCTGAACAACGTTATTAACGATAGGTACAACCGTTGAAAGCTCTGTACCGATGACTGTGTAATGAGCGTCGGTAATATGGTAAGCCGACCCGAGCGATGTTAGCGGCTCCACGAACTCTGAAGTCCCCATTAGGGTGACATCAACAACGCCATCTCTGATTCTGGGCTTAACCGAAAGAATCAAGAATGAACGATCTAAATAACTACCTGCTGTGTAGTCTTTTGTTGAAGGAGAAACAAACTGAATAATTTGACCAGGCCGGCGATTAAAATGCTTAAACTTCAGTGTTGCCGATAAGGTGTATGGCGGTGCGGAATGCATTAAATGAAAGTAGTTAATCAAGCCTTTAACTACGTCGGATGAAAAATGCTCACTGGTCAAACCGTCTAGTGAAATTGTTTTTAATTTGCTCCGTTTAAACTTACTCCAGCTACTCGTATTTGGAAACCAAGTAATCCAGGGATTCTCCCCTGTATGATAGTCATGATCCCACTCAACGCGAACATCATTAACCAGCAGATTTGCATCTTTCTTTAGCGGTCCTAATTTAACGATTTCACTTTCATCAATATATACTTCTGGTGTCGTTGTTTTTGTGATCGTTTTTATTTTTCTGAAACCGTAAGCGCCGTCTTCATCGATATAGGGGTATATCCTTAGCATGGGGTAGACGCGGCTTTCTAGAAACAGCTTGGCGTTCGTCTTTTTCAGATTCCTGAAGTTAGCAATAACGCCTTTAGTGTCATCACTTGGATTCCATTTATCCGCGGTTGAATTAATGAGTGATTGAATGTCTACAAGAGAAGGGTCAATCCCTAAATGGGAGCCGTCGGGCATCATCCCGGCTTGGCCATATAGCTGACCAGTCAGTACAGCCAGAACCAGTTTGGCCGCTGGCATTTGCACGTACCACAGTCGAGCAATAATCGGCTTTTGCGAGTTAGGGTCTGTTGGTACTTCGTGAGCTTCTGGGGTTGTTTTGAAGTCTGTTCGGTTGACGTTCTGAAAGCGTGGTACCGCTTGCGCCAGGTCGCTATAGCCGGTGATTGTTATTAGCTGCCCAACAGCTTCCTCTGCTAGAAATGACTCAACAACCACTTCATTAGCTGATGTCGAAACAACCTTGAAAAAGGTAGCGTTGGCTGTGACGCCTGAGACTGTTATCCACTGCCCTACAGGGGCGCCAGATAGGTCAGTTGATGTCGAGCGAATCGCTCCTGTCTCTCTTTCGAATGATATATCCGAGCCGGTGACGCTCCATCCCGTTGCCGTAGTTGCAGCTGTCTCGATTACATCTGATTCAAGACACCACATGCGCTCATCGCCAATCGTAAAAGCGACTATGGTTTGATTGGTGCCAACATCAAATGACGCGCCCTGTTCTACCCCGTGAGTAAAGCCAGAATCGGCCCCATCAATCGGCGTAACATCCTCCACCAATATAGTGGTATCAGTCTCACGAAGAGAGCGCACCAAGCGGGTTTTAGTTTCTGTGAATACTTGCTCATCGGTATAGCGCGTAATGTCAGCACAGCGGATTGTGTACACGCCTTCATGATAAGCTACAGCCGAGTCTACTATCTGGGTCTGAAGCTTTACGTAGTCTTCACTGGCAAATCCCTTAAATCCAAAATAAATCTCCACTTGGCGGTCAAAGATATCTTCCCCACTATCGTATAGAGCATTAAGAAAATCGGTAACTGCGTCATTCAGATCGTCATATTTAAGCGTTAAGCGGCCAATGTCTGAGCGGTTCTTATCAGGGTAAAGGATCTGCAAAAAGCCGGTGATATCTTTCGCCCTGACGACACTATCAATTCGAACCACCCCAGCATCGGTTTTACAGTCAGCATGGGAAGTTAGTTCGGTAAAGTTGAGCTTCGCCTTGTCATGATAGTGACGAACAATGACGCGAGGCTGTTTATGGGGGTTGTTTAGTGCGGCTTCGAATGCTTCGCTCATGCGTCGCGTACCTTTTTAGCAGTGAAGGAAATAAGCAAATCGAGAGAGTCATCAATGTGAGAGAATTGGATGTTTTTCTTCTTGGGTATTTGCGCAATCATCGGCTCTACTGGACTGGCAGCGGTGCCGTAAGGATCAAATTCAAGCGTCGCGCCGCCCCTTACTGAAGATCGAAATTCTTTCCAGTATTTCTTTAGTGAATAATCAAAGTAAGTGGTCTTGATTGTCCATGACTCATCCGTGCCCCAGTCGATAAAATCGCTTAAAGCTGTTGTATCGATCGGATCAACTTCCTTTACGTCGTCATCGAATTTATTCGTGACTGATTCAGCACCGATCTCTAGCGTGTATTCTTCGCCATAACCATGCTCATAACCATCAAGCGTTACTAGCGCCCCTGCTACTTCCGTGATGAGTGCTTGGGCTACTGAGATGCTGTTGGCTGTTGAGTTTGCTATGAGTTGAAACCAACCATCATTACCTGCTGAATTGATTATCTGAATCCACTCACCATTTAACACACCTGATAGATTGGTAGTTGTCGATGTGATCGCATTCCCAGAGAAAGCAATGTCATCACCCGAGACGACAAAAGCCACCGGAACGATGTCTTTCGTTGCAATATATTTTATGTACATGGGCTAGGACTGCTTTAGTAGTTCGGCGTTATAAGAGCCTTCATCAATCAAAACCGTACCTTCGCCGTTAAGTTCTTGAACAGCAGTTTTGACCATGTCTTTGACGCGCTCGTCATCACCGCCGATGAATTGAGTGTTGTTAAAAATTATGTGGACGCCACCGGGGTTGGGTTCGTTTTCTCTAGGATTTGAGTATGAAGGAGTAGATGGGGAGAACGTGGTACTAGAGCCGTCATAACTTGCGCCGGAAGCCGACAAGCCACCTCCACCGTAAGAAACCGATTCAAGATTGTTTAACTGAGTGGCTGCCATAGCTGTAACCTCAAGCGCGTGCAACGGGCCTAGAGGCCAGCCGAGCTCATAGGCCTTTGCGTACCCAATCGCAGCGCTTGCCTTGATTAGCACTTTACCAAGTCGCTTACTTTCTTCAACCTGTTTTTTGTTGCCTGAAGCCAAATACCCCTGAATTGCACCAAGCGTGCCCTGGACAATGCTTGCCTTACCTTTCCATCCAGAGCTCCAGATTCTCTGCTCCGCCAATAACCCATCCATTTGAGTTTTTTGCTTATCAGCTTGGAACTTTTCTTCCAGGCTTAATAAATACCCATACTGCTCAATTTCATTAATTACACCAGCCTCCTCCAGCTCACCAAGCGATAATTGGTTTTGCTCGTAGGCTGCTAGAAGCTTTTCTTCCTTGGTTGCTAAAAAATCATCAAGACGCTCAAGTTCTTTTTCGTACTTCCCGCTTTGTTTCTCTTCCTTGTCAGTAAGTCCACTTTCTCCATCAGGAAGTACTTCAGGCGCTTCTTGGCTGAACTTCTCTAAACGATCAACGCCCTCATTGGCCAACCTCTTTTTCTCAATGAGTTCGTCGTACTCAGTACGCAGCTCTTTTACTTTTTGTATTTGTGCATCTGAAGAGGTAACAGCTGCTTCGCGCTCAAGAAGAATCGTCTCGATGCTACTCATACGAATACTATCAAGGCGCTCCAGCTCAGCATCCAAATCAAATGTTTCATCTTTCCAGAAAGTAAGGTTTTCAAGGATCTCTTTTCCGTATGCGGCCGTCTTGTCAATAAATACTGCCAACTCGGTAACCATTATCTGGATCATGGCTCGCACATTTTCAGGTAGATTTTTAAATGCATTCGCTAAATCTTCACCAAGAAGCCTTGCCTTGCCCGAAACATCCAAAGTGAAGTCAGAATAAAAATCGTTAACAATCACAAGCATCTCTTCGAAGTCTTCCCCGAATTCGCTAAATTTGCTTTTTACAACCTTGAAATATGCTTCAAGCTCGCCAGATTTGATCATGGCATTCAGTTCTTCAAGCGCACTAATTCCAAGTCTGACAGCATCTGACATCGCGCTACCAACGCCCTGGTTGTTTATGTTGCGGAATAGCTGGTCCCAGCTATCCCCCAGGTTAGATAGCAAGCCGTCAAACGTTTCCATTCTGTCGGACATAGCCGTAGCGAAGTTGCTCTCCCCTAGATTAATTAGGTAGCCCTCTATTTCACTTGCCTCTTTTTTGACCGTGGTCGTGACGCCTCGGAATGCGAACGAAACATTGTCGCCTTGTTGCTTTGATTTAACACCGAACTCTTTTAGTCGCTCAAACTCAAACGTAGAAGCATCCGCTACCGCCTCTATCATCTGAGTCATATCCTTACCCATTGCTGCTGACGTATTGCCGTATGAGCGCATTGCTCGCTCAGAAGGATCAAGCCCAAGGTTTACGAGCTTTGTAAACGCATCTACCGATTGCTCAAGAGCGTAAGGTGTTGAGGCTGCAAAATCTTCAAGTACCTCGAAAGCTTCGGAAGCTCCCTCCATACTGCCGGTAGCAGTTTTTAGGCCTGCGTTAAGCACGCTAAATTGACGTGCCGAATCAACGAGTTTGGTAAGTCCTGCCGACACACTCACCACAGCGGCAATAGGGCCGATAAGTCGCTGAAATGATGCCGTCAAACCATCAGTCGCCTTCTCGGTTCGACCGCCCTGCCCTTCTAACTCCTTCAGCCGCTTCTTGGCCAAAGCCGCCTCCAGCGACTCAACTCTTATTTGGAGTTTCGCTATGTCTTCGCTCATAGATGATATTCCAGTAGGTGCGATCTAAATCGCGGATGCATTGAGTCTCCCAGGGCTTTAGCTTCAGCCCTGAGTTTTGCTGCATTGCATAAATGTCGTGCTCAGTAAGTGGTTCGTCTGGTTTTTTTACGGTGTAGTAGTGACGCAGCAGGTAAGCGAGATCTGAAGGGCACTGCGTTACGCCCTCTAGTTCTGGCGGCTTTTGCCCTCGCGTTTTCCAGACTTGGATATAGTGATCTCGGTAGGTCGTTTTGCTGTCTTTTCGTCTCTGGTTGAGTCGGAATTCGTCTCTTGCGAATCTAATGAGCCGCTCAACCCTGCGCCGAAAAAAAGCGCGCGCCTCATCACCACTGTGTTTAGTGATTCCTGAAGCTGTGGTGCTTTCTTGAAGTGCTTGGTAATCTCTTCTATTTCAACAGCAATATCAAAAGACCATTCCATTACGATGTGAGCCGCTTTCCACCGCTCTAATTCGATCTCTTTTTCAATAAGCTTTTTGGTGCGCTCTTCCTTTGTCAGTAGCTGCTCATCTAGCTCGGCCCTGAAGGCAATCATTTTGTGCTGCACTTCATAGCAAGCGCGAACATAGATATCTGAATCAACGCCGCGCGCACGAACCCAATGTTCTGTAGCGCCCCCTGTTGGAGAGAACAGCGGGATAATCTTCCCGCTATTCGCCTCGCCTGTCGTATAAAATTTTTCGATACTCATTACGCTATCGGAGTACGTTCTAGGATCATGTTTGTTTGCGATACTGCGTCATAATAAAACTGCATTGGCAGCGAGATCATTCGATCGCCGTCACCAGTATCAACAGACCCATCGGTAGGCTTTCCTGCTGGTAAAATAAATTTGTATGCATTGCCCGCGGCATCAGCAATAGTTAAGTCCACTTTAGTTTCAATTTCATTTAGAAAGCGCTCATAAAGCACCATGTCATCACAGTAGGCTGTAACGGTGCTCTTAAGGTCCGGGCTGCCAATGCTTGGACGGATGCCTTGAGGTTGGCCGATGATTTTTCGGGCTTGCATCCCGTTCTCAAGAGAGGGGGTGATTTCGGTAACAACAGCTGAGCCAACATCATCGATGTTGATCAACCCCACAAAAGAGTCCATAGGCCCGGTGCTATTTTCGGTAGCGTAGCTTGAGCCCGCTGGCTCTGTCGCGCTTGGGGCTGACATATCCAAACCAATAAGGCCAAACTTAATTCCAATCTCACCATTTGGGACAGGCGTTGGAGCGAATGTATTTACCTCAATGCCTGTATACAACAGAAAAGGCTTGTCTGAGATATCCCCCAACTTGCGGAGCACGTTAAAGCTTCGGCGAGTCATTCCTACTTTTGCTTGATCGGTCCCTAGCGCCGGTGTATTCACTGCCCAGTTTGTACGCATTCCTGCCTCGAACAGGGCATCATACTCACCGTAATACATTTCTTTACTAGTGATCTCGCCAGCAACGTCTCGGGTGCCATGGCGGAGGCCTGCAATTTGCTTATCCTCTCGCTGCCCTTTGGTTACACGAGAAGCTTTGGTCAACTTTAAGGTACATGTATCGATTCTAAGCTTTGTCCAAACCGGATTAGGGACAGCGTTCCCATAGCCCGCCGTTTCTTCGCAGATGTAAAACTCATCAGCCATTATTTATCTCCTTAACGTTGAATATTTGCTCGCCAATAAACCGAGACTGAAATACGAAACCAACCATCGACTAAGCGACCTTGTGATATGCCAATCTTTTCGACTGTTACTGATTGGCCTTTGTGTGAGTGATTGCGATTTAATGAAAAGTAGGCGCGGACTTCTTCAGCTTTTGACGAAGCGCTGTTGCGCCCTTCATCGGGTTGGTAGTTCAAATCAATTTGAATAAATCCGGTGTATCGATCCCTGCCAATTCGTGAGAGCGTGTCATTGCCCGGCGTTGCTGGAACGAATGAATACCTAGACCAAGCGGTGCCAGATGACGTAAATGATTCATTTGGCCATTGCACGGGCAAGCCAAAGGCCCCGGCGATATATGCACTCGCTAGGGCCGTGTCGATTTTTTGTAGGCTCATTTGCTTTGTTTGGCTGCTTTTTTAACGATACTTTCTATGCGAGAAACGTTCTTGCGAACCATGCCTTCTGGGGCTTGCTTTGAATGCCCGTCGTATTCGAGTCGCGCAATGTAAGGGAGATTGTTAGTTAGCCACCACACGCCGTCACCAGGCTTTAGGGCTCCGATAATTTCATTGATCACTAGCGCCCCATTCTTGTCTTTTCGAGCGGTCTCGCCACTGATTGGTGAATTAAAAGACGCTTGCCAGTTGCCGCGAGCGCGACCTTCTCTGACCGGCGTATCCATAACAACCGAACCGAACAACTCCAAAATAATGGCTCGTTTTGTTGCATCGGTATCAGTAACCGCCTTCTTTCTGAATGCCGCCAACTGTTTCTGAAACTGGCTCATCGCTTAACACCAACCCGATAGATTAAATCAACACCTCCAGGGCCGACAGGTGTGTTGCCCAACACCTCCCATGTGTGAGTATCGTGGTACATCTTATCGCCCGGCCTTAACTTAAATGGGGCGTCATACGCTGCAACAATAATGAACTTATAGCTCTCGGATGTGAGCGCGTCTTGTCGGTTATCAAACGCTTGAATCGTACCTTTAGAGGCCGGAAGCATGATGCACTGAAATTTACCTGTTGTTGATGTTTTTGTAACTGTGCCAAGCGCGCCATTGCTTGCGCCTTTTGTGTGACGGGTGAATTCAATCTCAAGGCCTTCACGAGCAATATCGTCACGCGCCTCTTTTGCTGACTTAATGTATTCAGCATAAGCAGGGCTACGCGCTTCCGTTTTAATTGACCCTTCATTGCTGGCGTTAGACGTCGCCCCACCGGATAAGACTACCTCTCCATTATTAATATTTAGTTGAGCCGCAGCGCTTGCCTTAGCAACAACAGAGCCATCTAAGCTGAATCGTAACGTTAGGTCACCACTGGTTAATGCAGTTGTTAGCGCATCACCGCTTATAGCAACAGCCATAGTAAGCCCTCCATCAGCTTTTGAAATTGCAGAAATAGCGCCAGTCACTGGCAAGATCGAAGTGACATTTCCAGATGTCTTTGAGCTGGAAACAGATAAGGCGCTAAACGGGATATCAAAGGCCAAACCAGCACTTGCCGCTGATTCCGAAGCTGCATTACCAAACAAAGGAGTTCCTACGCTGCTAACCGATATGTCACCCGAAGCGTAAGCCTCACTTATTGCTGTCCCATCTATTTGCACAGAAAGAGCAAGCACACCACTCGAGACAGTCTCAGCAATACTTTGCCCGCTTAAATCAACGCCCATTGATAGTACTGCTTGGGTAAGCCCTTCAGATAACGCTTGGCCGGACAAGCTCAGAGCTCCGCCGAGGCTTCCAGATGTTTTAGATATAGCTACCGACTGACCAACCAGGGGTAGTGTTGCGCCAAGAATGCCTTGAGCTGTTGTTAGGTTTGCGATAATGCCATCAAGAGGTATATCAAACGAAGGAGTGCCATCTATGCTCGCATTACTATCAGCTGTGCCTGATAACTGTACGCTAAACTGGGATGTAGCAGGCACCCAGATTTTGCGTCGCTTTAGTGGTGCCAGAATATTGCTAGATAAATGCTTTACCTCTTGTTGTTCTAGCTTCCTGCTCCATATGCCACCACAGTAAAATGTTCCCGGCACACCTTCGCCTATAGACATGTCAGAGCGAACACCAAAACACAGGGCGCCGTTATTTGATAAATCTATATTTCCAGGCGATGTAGCGGATGAGCCAATATGCTCGCCAGAACGATACCACTCTATGTTTGTACCCTGACGGGTAACGAGATATGCACTGGGTACAGCCAACTCCCAAAAATTTGGAATGGAATTGGTTGGACGGTCTGCCGGACCAGTTGCGAACCTGTGTGTGCCGGAGGTACTTGCTGCAATAAGAGAAAGACCCTGGTGCGGGAAAGACCAGCCCGGATACCAGTATGGGATGCCAAACGCAGCCCCCCATGACGCGAAGCTTTGTATGTTACAAACAAGAAGAATAGACCACTCATCAGTCAGGCTTAGATTGTTGTCAAATGCGATATAGTCTAGATTTCCAGGCTCATGCACAACCTCCCCATCTGCTGTAGCAAAATCTACTGCGCCAACTGAGGTTCGACCTGGTAGACCAGTTACCAAATCTATCGTGTTCTCGCGGAAATACGACAGAAACTGCAAGCCAGAATTAAGAGGATTTTCCCAATCGATAGCCTGTCTAGATACCGATGGAATTACCCTATTAGGGCGACGAACAATCATCAGAACGTTACCGTTGTCCCGTCCAACTCTTTAGTAACGAGCTGATCAGTTGCACCAAAATCAACTTCTATACCGTTTGATGCAGGGTCAATTTCCACAGGCCACTCATACATGCCATCACTATCAACTCCAGCACGAACAGCCCATAATTTCACTCGATCCGCCAATCCCTTTTTTTCGTAAACAGTAACAAGGCAACCGGTTGTTGGAGCTGTTACTCCATTGGTTACGCGAACCAAATATCCTGCAGTTGACTCTGTTGTGATTGAGTGCCCAAAACTCGTTGCTGAGCCTGTCGTTTCTACTCGTGGCGTTATGTCTGCTCGATCAGCCATGTCTACACCTTTGCAGCCTGTACGTCTTCAGGAAAAACAGAAGAACACCCCAAGTGTCGCTCAGCAAGCGATTCGGCCCGATTTCCTAATTCGTTGACCTCAGCGACTTCGGCGGGCGTAAATGTTCCAGCGGCTTGCAAGGCGGCTAATACATCAGTCGAGGCGACGGCGTCCAAATCCACATCACGAATCCCCCACTGAGCCAGCTTGCTTAACTGAGCATCAAGCAGCACCGCCGCTGGCTCAGCGTTTTGTACTGCTAAAAGTAATCGTGAGAAAGCACCGGTCTGCCTTAATTTTGCAACCACTGAATCAATGGACACATTCACACGTGCCGTATGACGGCGGTTTATCAAATCTGCAGCGATTTGAGCGTTTGTCATGCTGGCATAGCCCTTGGTGTCGGGGTCAATTGCAATTAGTTCTGACAGATTCAACTAACTATCCTCCGTGTACTTCAGTGCTCCGGCAGCGAAGGCAGCATTAGTTACACCATTGACGATATTCACAGGGCCGTTAGTAAATTCAGCCCATATATATTTACCCAAACTTCCGCTTACAACATCATCAATAATGAACCCGAATACCCAACCCCAATCAGCCGTAGGGTCAGGGAATGGGATGACATTGTTGTTTGAGGTAGTAGCCTCGGTGCCTGTTGATACTGTAGTTGTGCCAGCGCCCTGCGTGCCTGCCCAGTTAGCGAGAGATGCGGTTACTGCTTGTGCAGCATAAGAACCGCCCGACAGTTCGGTAATTTTCGCGCCCGACTCCATGCCTGCATTTTGATTGGTGAATACTGCAGTACCATCTGCAATGACCTCATTTGCACCACCAGGGTACGAAGGCTTAGAGGCTGCTGAAGTGCCCGCCGTTGTGCACTCGTACATCTTCCACTTGCCGTTATCGTCTTCAATGCCAATAAGCTGATTGAGAGTGTAAGCAGTGCTTGCCGCATGCTTGCCATCGCACTGAATCAGCTTCACATAAACGGTTGCTGGGGTCGAAATCGGCTGACCTCTAAGCTTGCCGTCAACGATCTCATTTTCTAGCGCATTACTTTTGCCGCCCATAGGTAGGCCTCCTGTAAAAGACAGACGTGCGCAGCCCTTCGGAGCTGTGCCGAATTAAATAAAAAAGGTGGTTTAAGTGGTTAGCTTCGGACTAAAGAAAGTCCGTTACGTTTGAATAATGGAGCCAGCAGCGCATCCGCTTTGGCGAATGCTGGAACCGATAAAACTTTGCCTGGATTAGCCCAGGCTTTCTTAATAGCACTTGCGGTATCAGATGATACAAGCGGGCCTTGGTCTTGTGGTGTTCGGGTTGGTTGAAGGTCGTGATTAACCGCTTCGACAGCTAATGCCAATTGCGCATAAATAAGCTCTCTGGGGATTTCGTTGTTTGGGTGAATATTGCCTTCCCACTCTATCCCAACAACATCCGCACGAGGCCATTGCAGCGGCTGAGAGGCGCTAGTAATGCGCCCCTTGTATTTGCTTCGCTGTGCTTCGAGATAATCCATAGCCTTGATCATGAGAGCGTTACAGTCAGCATCGGCCGTCGGTAGCGTTACGCCTCTTAGCTCAGCATACATGCGCAAGTCGTCAAGAGATTGATAACTGTTAGCATCGGGAGTGTTGCCTGTTCCGTCTTCTACGATCAAAGCCATGGATAGTTACCTTTTAGCCTAGTGATACACCTTCGCCTTCAACGGGCTCAGCAGATGGTTTGATGCGAACAAAACCAGGGCGGGCCGCCTCAACATCGGAGCGATTTACTTTCTCGTCGCCAACCATTGCTTCTATTGCATTCATTGCCGGAAGACCTGCATCAGTCCAGTGGTTATCGTTATCGTGCTCCAGCTGATCAAGTGCCACATTGATTGTAGCGTGAAGCTCGCTTTCTAGCTGTGGAACTTCGGTTTCATTACCCTGCGTTGCGCTCTCTACTGCAAGTCGAGCCTCCTCAATTTGAGCGGCAAGGGTTAGGGCTTCATCGTGAAGCGCATGCTCATTAACATCAGCATAAGCACCTTCTGGTACTTCACCCATTACAAAGTCACACACCTCTTCGGGTTCGCCATACACATGATCCAAGCAGCTACGAATCTTTGCTTTTGCTTTACCGGCTAATGCGCACTGATCACCGTTAGGGCGCTTTTGTACAAAGTAGAGCGTTTCCACTTTTTTCTCCTGTTCATTTTTGCCACCCAGCTCACGAACAATTTCTTGGGCTTGATCTAGTTTATCTTGAGCAGCCTTTCGGTCTGCCTCCTCTTTGGCTTTCAGCTGTTGCGCACGATCGAACTGTAGTGCCACGGATACATCAACTTGTGAACCGACGGGAGCCCCGCAGGCCCCCTCCTCTATTTTTTGCTCGGACATGCGCCCTCCTTAACCGTTGGTTTGAATGAATGCGATATTTACGTTCTTGCGGGCATGAACTCGATCCCAGTTGCCGGCAGCAGCTAACTCGGAAAGCGTTGGTGACTGCCCAGCAACAGAAGCCGCCAGAAAGGACGTGCCATAAGGCAAGATGATGGCCGTTTTGCGAGAGTGAATCGTGTCTTCACCACCACCGTTACCGGCTGATTCGCTACGAGATAGCGCTGAAGGTTTCAAGGGCTTTCCTTCACCATAAGCAATCGCGCCGCCAGCAAACAGAATTGATGTGTAGGTAATACGATTAGTACCAGCCACAGCAGGAAGCGAATCATCAACAATGATGTGATATTTATTCAGGTAAAGATTAAAAAATGCCGTGTTATCCGAATTAGGAATGGTGGTAATTAGATTGTCTTTTTGCATTTTTTTAAAGACAACCGAATGTACCGCAATCAATGACAAGCTGGCCGCCGCATCACCCATGGTAGCCGCACCTTCAATCACAACATCCCCACTGATACGCTCTGCATCGGTAACTGCCGCTACATTGTCAGTAGCGACACTAAACCGCATATCAGCCGAATCATTGGCCACATTATTGGCCAACAAGCCCATAGAGGACTGGATAACGCGGTTCTGGTAGTGGGTAGCCCAGTAATGACCAATGCCGCCAGTGATTGCAGCTACTGGATCTTTCAGCGCAAGCTCACGCGCCAAATCCATGGCAGACCAAGACTTATGCATATTAGCCTTGTGGTACATCTGCTTGCCTGTGGCGATATTTGCGGGCGTAGAATGCGTAGCAGGATTATCGGTAACATAATCAGGTTCATCGTTCGTGATGGGCTTGTAAAAAGGGATATCCCCAGTAGTACCACCAACATCAGCCATCTGAGAGATACGCTCATCATTGACCATTACGCCGGACTGAACAAAAGCGTTTTTCTCGGTTGCTGACTCCTGTACGGCGTGGTTAAAAGGGACGGGTTCGTAAATATCTGCAATTTGCACGGTGGCCATTATTTAGGCTCCTTTTCTAAAAGTTAATAGTTGATTCCAGGCCCCCGGCCTTGGTGTTGTCGCCCCGCGACTTACTGACCAGAAGCGTCTTTTAGTTGCTGGTAACGCTCTGGGTTATCTCGATAAATTTCGGTTTGTTTGGTTTGACTAAAGTGAGGAGATTTCTTGTCGAAGTAGTCGGATTCCTTAACACTGGATTGACCACCTTGCCCTTGGCCAGCCCCGCCGCCAGAAGCTCTACTTCCCGCAATCAGCGGCGCTAAAGCCGCTGTTTCAGAAATCTCTTTTTTAAACTCATCAAGCGTTGCCGCCGAAGGCTTGCCTTCTTTGTCCAGCACAACGGTTGCATGCTTGCCATCACGGATATCGGTGCTTAAGCGGCCTTCTATGTGAGGGAGCAGGGCCGACGCACTCCCTTCGACAGCTAATTCAGCAGCCAATGAAGATGCGTCTTTACCAGATGTAAGGCTTGCAATGCTGTCATTAAGCCCTTTGGTACTTGACTCATACTCAGCCTCGCGTTTATCCCATTTACCCTGCCAAGATTTTTCAAGCGCTTCAACGTCACCATCTTTTTTGGCCTTCTCTTCAGCGGCTTTACGTGCTGCCTCTTCAGCTTCTTTGGTCTTGGCTGAGGCATCTTTCTTTTCTTTAAGAAGCTGATCTACTTTCGCCTTAAGACCAGAGACATCTTCCTGTTGCGGAAGCCCTTTGATGTCCAGAGCAAAGGCTCCGTCCTTCTCTGTGTAGAGTGCCTTAACAGAATCATCGAGGCCGTCTAGCGATTTAACTGTGAATTCCAAAGCCATGTTTTCATATCTCCCAGAGATAATTATTTACCTGCCCCGCAGGCATAAAAAAACCGGCACTAAGGCCGGTGTCCAGATAAAGAAAAACCCGCACTAGGCGGGCTTCTCTGAATTCAAATTACTTGACTAGTTACCCGGGCGGATTTCCCGAATCTACTTTTGCTTGAAACCGCTTAGTATCCTCCTCAGCCCAGCCTTTAGGCCGAACGCCAGCATTAGCATCCAGCTCCTTGCGGAATGCATCAGCGCTAGCCAGCTCCTGCTTGGTCACTTCCACCCATGCTTGGTGGTTCATACCTTCCAATGCAGCTAACTTCTCCTGCTTTTCAATTGGTAAATCTAAAACGCTAGTCATTTGGCAGCTCTTTTAACGTAATCTCTACGATCCCATCTTTTTCAATGCGCCCCTTAACCAGGAACTTGGTAGGACTAGTATGCAGCACTTCACGCTCTGAGCCAAAGTGGCTAATCCAGTCAATCTTTTTGCCTGCTGTTCCCTGAATAACAAACCGGTGTGGATTGTCATCGAAGACATCACTAGGGCCAAACGTTGAGCTTGTAAACGCTGGGTATTCAACCACGCTACCTATTTGATGCTTCTCTAATATCGAAGCAGGTAGCGTAGTTCTCCTTATTGTCTGACCTTCAAAGCCTGGTAGTTTGGCTAACCCATCTCGCAAAACATTGGCCGCATCATTGAGTCTAGCATCGGCTGGTTGTTTTGCATTAAACAGATCACCATTAAGATCAAAATATCCCGTGCCAGTGTAATGTCCGATCGCTACTTGTTCAGGCTGAGTTAAACCATACTCCTCTGCCTGTTTTTTGATGCGAGGGTTCACCATGCGTCCAGCCTCGGTTTTGTATTCCTTATCGCTCATCCAGTTTCGAGTTAAATCTTGACGTTGGCGCGATTCTGCCAGTTTGGCATGCTCAGCCTGCTTAGTAAGCGGCTTAACAGCCTCTGACTTTTTAAAAGCCAATGGTTCTTTGTGTCGCATCTCGGCTAAAGTTAGCGGCTTAAAGTTTTTTCCAATATTTAGCTTGGCAAACTTTTCTGCACTTAAGTCACCACTCCTAAGCAGGCTGCCCCTGTTGGGGCCCAATACATCATCTTGAAACGCTACTTCCTGCTTCTTCAGCCAAGAATAATAAGTTTCTTTTGCGTCAACCGGCCCATCCATAGAGGCTCTGGTAGCGCCTTCTTTGAGAAATGCAAAGCGATCATCCAGCTTAGCAATAATCGTTGTCCTGCACAGAACATGGAACGGTGGACGCGGGCCCTTGCCTAGTTCATACACCTCGCCATCAAGCGAGCGACAAATAACCGAGGTCTTTCCGTCCAGTGTGGCTACGATTCGGTAGCCTTTTACAATGTCGTTGTTTTCTTCGAAAGTAGAAAAGCGCGCCGCTGTCGATACATGCTGAACCGCTGTCCTAACGACCTTCTCAGCATTTCGCGCACTGATTGCCAGAATTCCATCATTGAACTTAGCGGCTTTGGTGCCTCGAATATTCTGGATTATCTGGTGATTCGTTTGTCCTTCAAACACGCCTTGGCGGATCGCACCAACAATGCGCTTACGCTCATTGTGAGACCAGTCCTTAATGAACGGTTCTAAAAGCTTGCCATTATCCGCACCACGTACAGACAAAGGCGCTGAAAATATCGCCGCATGAACTTGTGCAGGCGCTGGAACAACAGCCTCAAAACTTGAAGAATCCAAAACGTTGTTAAGGCTTTTTGCTTCGAATTCGGCCTCATACTCTGCGGTGTCAGTTAAATGGCCCGCTAGCTCATCGTAGTAATCGCCGTAAGTCTCTGCCAGCATCTTGTCGACTGACTTAAGGAGTTTCTCAAGGCGGTCACGAGAGTATTCGGTTAGCTCGCTTCGCGTTAGCTTCTCTCGAAGATCTCTGTCGATCTTTTTTAGAAAAGCAGTGAACTGATTTACTTCGCCCGCCTTGAGTCCTTCCAGGTGTACTTGATGGCGTACAGTGGATTGGACGAGCAGATCGGGGACGGCCATTATTCGTAGATGTTGCGCTCTTCCGGCATATCTACACTACCCGTAATGATTCGATGTTCAAGGATTCGAAGACCTGCAATAGCGTTAAACACATTATCTTCTATCCCGGTAAAACCATCGACGATACAACCATCATTCGTCACCCCGAGAGCAACCATCCCGGTAAGATCGCCTTCTTTAGCCATCTCTACCAACTTCTCTAAATGCTCCACAAGGCTCTTGTTTGATTTAGGGAAAAGCTCAGCTACTTTTTGATCACTCATTATCTAACCCTAATCCATCGCCCTGCCCTTCAATCTCTTCCTTGATGTCCTCGTCAGTCTTTTCTGGATCAATCAATCCAATGCGACGCAGGTATGTCCAGAAGTCTGACTTAGGCATCTTGGCACCGTCGACAATCGCATTGAATGCGAGAATAGTTTGAGCATCAAGAGAGGGGGTAACAAGATCTTGGCTTAACGTATAAGACGCTTCACTACCGTCGGCATTCATGAAGCGAGCCATCCACTCTAGGCACTGCGTGTAAGCTTCAGACACGTTCGAGGCAGCAAGGGAAAGTACTGAATGCTCGGACTCGTTATCGTTCTGCGCTTCCGTTGCCGTTTTTACGGCCTCGCCCTTTTGGATTAAGCGCCCACCAAGTGCCACTATGTAGCCAACCTTTTGCTCCATGGCAGTTACCGCCAATGAATCACCGCTTGCTTGTGCTAGCTCGTACCTTCCACCAATGGGGACAGGGAGTAATTCATCAGGCCCCACCTTTACGCCCTCCTCCTTCATCATTCGAAAGTGAGTATCGTCCATGTTCATCGTTGGTTGCGGGTGGCTTTGAAAGAATGTCGCGTACTCAAAATCAGCCGAATTTAGGTAATGATGGAGATTAGCTCTAGCCAGCTCAGACATTGGTGCTAGATCGATATTGGAATCGTTGTTCTTGGCCCCAACAAACGTAAACGGTATCGTATCCCACAGCTTGCCCTTGCCATCTCTTGGAACGGCGCTATCGTCAATCACCCAAGCGTTTTGATTCTTATCATGCCGCCAAATCTGCCAAGCATAAACGCCATCAAACAGTCTAAGCACTCGGTACTGCTCAATGCTTTCTAAGCCAAAGCCGTCCTCTGTTTCTTCGGTGACAAACTCCCAGATAACAACGAGCGAGAGCTTATGAATGCCGCCCACTTGAGCTGTACGCCAGTTAACAATCTGCTTTGCATCAATACTTACGATCGTCGCCCGAACATTACCCTTGGCCAACTCAGCTTTAGAGGTCGATTTCTCTGTTTTGGGGTAATCAACGAGAAGCCCGTGACGGCCTTTTTTCATTACTTCAGATAGAACGCTTTGAGATTGCTGGTAAATACTTACACCAGCGCCGTCGACGTTCTTCTTGGTGCAGTCCAGTGATGTCGGAACGACTAGCTCAGGCCACTTGCGAAACACTGCACCAATAATACTTTGAAGCGTTCTACCAGCGAAGCCAACGAAGCAGGCACGAAAGAGGTAGCGCTTGTATCTAGCATCAGCATCATCACCGACCTGGTGCTTTGGTAGATACTGCCCTTCCTTGGCTTTAATGGCTGCCTCGCCCGCACATACATCCTCAACTTCTTCCCAGCCAGGAAGCGCGTTGTCGTACTCTGAGCGCGTAAACGTTACATCTGCCATTAGTAAGCCATGCCTATGCCTGTTCTGATAACCGGCTTAACAACCGGGAATCGTTGGTGAATAAGATAGCCTGATGCATCATTGGGGTGATCCTGATCATGTTGTTTGTCTGGTTCGCCATTCCCTGTATAAACCTGCTGCTCCAATGCCTCTGTGTACGTTGGGCAGAGATCGGTATTCACGAGATACCGCCGTTCCTGATTCGCGTTGCAGAACATCGCATTCATGGCGTTGATCCGATCTTTAACCGGTGGATTTGCCTTTGGTGCATGAACAATAAAACCGGCTTGACGAAGAAGTGCTATATCGGTTTTAGATGCATCCACCGTCTTGCGAGAGTCGCCCGATGAGTCTGGGTAAATATGAATCTCTCTCGAACGTCGATACTCGCCGCCCATATAATCCCAGTAGCGCTCTTTGAGTCGCTGAATCATGTCTGGCGTATCTTTTCCGCCCATTAACTCATCAACTGCCTTTGGTTCTTTGTTGCGCAGCACATGCGTTACCGCCGCCATCTTGCCCACATTGAAATCTAGCCCCACAAAAGCAGGCTCTTTCTCTTCCAGTCGATCATTGCAATGATTAAGCGCCCGATCAAAGGCGCTGTAAATTGTGCCAGAAGTTAAGTTAGTAAACTCACCCTTCAGATAGGCCTTAATCAGCTCTTCAGCGTACGTTTCATAAAGGGTTGAAATGTAATCATCAGGAAGGTTTTTTTCATTCTCATACGTTGAGGCCTGAATGATTCCGTAATTCTTAGCTAGCAAGGGCTTCTCTCTCACCTTCTTGATAAACATCTGATAGACAAACTTAAAACCTTCAGGTGTTGTTGCTACATCAATGCCATTTTTAAGGCCGTCAACCTTGTAGCGCATTCGGGCAATAATTTTTGTCCAGGCTTGATTTGCCTTTGTTGCTGTGAGGATATCTAACTCATCGATTAGCGCATTCCCAATCTTGAACCCTACGATGTTTTGCGGCTTCTCCATTGAGCGGCAGATCGTCGTGCCTCGGTACCGGCGGCCTGAGTAAAAATGAACCTCTCGGTTTCCTTCCTTAATCTCGACATTCAGCCCAAGGCCGTATGCAACCTCTTCGATCGTTGGATAGAAGATGTCGCGAATATGGCCATACGTTGGGGCAAAGTAGCCCTGATTGATCTTTGGCCATCGATAGTAATGAGCGCACATTGCAGAAGAGCCCACCCAGGTCTTGCCGCTACCAAAGCCACCAACATATGATCGAAACTTGTGGGGCAACTGAATGAACGCCGCCTGAGGCCGATTAAGCTCAGCTCTCGCTATCTTTGCGACCATCTATCACTACAAATTCAACAGACACGGGATCGTCATCCTCGCTATCACGAGGATCAGGTTTAAAGTTCTCTCGGTAACTTGGGTCAATTTTCTTAAGGCGAAACATCAAAAGCGAATCAGAGTACTTTTGGACACTGCCAACCTCTTTTCCCTGGTAATAAATGCCCTCAGTAACACCGTCATGGGCCCGTCTATCGGCTTCAGCCTCAAGCGTTTCTTTATACTCGGCAAGAGAATCATCCCAGCGCTCACTAAACGCCTTATCTTCCTTGCGATAGTTGTACGCACTAGAGCGAGAGTACCCAGCCATCTTTGCAGCATTAGCAGGTCCATAACCCTCAGTAAGCGCCTCAAAAAACTTATCGTCTCGCTTGGCATCTCGCTTGGCATTGTTCAGCACTAATCACCAGCTACTTTGGTTTTTCAGCCCAAAGCTTATACAGCCCATCGATCCGCTCATGAATAGACCGATTACCATTTTCTATTGCCTCTCGAAGCTGCTTAATGTCAGCATGTGTCGCTGCGTTTTGCTCCAACTTCTCGAGGCGCTCCTCCAGATCATCAACACGCTTAATCGAGCGACTAAAGAACCACCGAATAATCCACCAGCTAGCAATTCCGGTGCCGCCCACAGCGGTTGCAGTAGCTGGATCAATTTCACTCATCAAAGCTTCCCCACAGCTTTTGAGTAAGCAGCGGGAAGATGATCCTTAATGCCCTTGAGCGTTGGCTTAACCTTGTTCTTGACCGCATGGGTATAGCGTAGCGCCCTACACCACAAAGAAAGCTTTTCACCTAACTCGATCACATGCCCATAGGTTTTGAATCCCCAGGCAACAAGAGGAAGAGAGGCGACCAGGTCATTGCCCACGATCACATTCAGGAACCGACAATTAGAAATATTCCACCCAGCTTTCTTTGTCAGTGCACGAGGTGCAGCAAATACAACTAACTCAAGATCATTGGGAAAGTAATGACGGTATTTATGAACCAACTGAATCGCCACGCCACCGCCACGACTATGCCCCGTAACCAGTACTGACTTCGCTCCCGTCTTTCTGACAGCCTCAAGAATTTGATCGGCAATCCTGTCCAGTTCAGCAGAAAAACCGGCGTGATAGCGCTTGCACTTGGTCTTACGAAAGATGAGGTTTCGAATCCAATCAAGAATATCGTTAGAGCCGGCGATAGCGACTACAGCAGAATCGCCCCGGTCTAGAACGTAGACAAACTCGCCCCTCTTATCGTTATCAATGTCGATCACAGTGATTTGGTCACCGTAGCGAGACTCAAGAAAGCCGCGGCTCTGGTATGCAAGCAGCGCCCAGTTACACGCTTCTTTGATTGTGGCTTTTATCGATGCTGTGACTTTCAAAACCATGCCCTCAGAAACGACAAAGGCCCCGCTAAGCAGAGTGCTCACGAGGCCTTGTCTATGTGTTTTTTATGTTGTCCAAATTGTCCAAACGAAAAAGCCCGGCACAGTGGCCAGGCTTTTTGGACAATTCACGCAATTCTAGGTAGTAATTCTAGTTACTGTTTAAACAGTTGTCAAAAAATCAAGGGAATGCAGCGGTTCTTTCCACAGAAAAAGATATTTTTCGATAGCCAACATTTGGATATACACCGCTTCAAAAGCAATAATCAGTAACATATGGAGTCATTTGCTTAAAAGCTGGTGTAATTCCCGGATGGGGATTACACCACGTTGGTTTGTATCGCTAGTTATGCGTAAGGGTCTACTTGAGCTATCATTCTTTCTCGCGTAACCACGCCTTTATTCAAATCCTCAAGAATAAATTCTTCCTGAAGCTTCCCTTCCTTGGCTTTAGCGTCCCAATAACCATCGTAAGTAGCGGCATCAACTAGTGCAGCAATTCGCCCAGCATTTTTAATTGCATCCTTATAAGAGCCTTCTGCAATTTCTTGGGCAATACTTATAATCCGCTGCGAGATACCACCTCTTTCTAATATCGCACCAGCGTCCCTTTTATCTTTCATTTTAAGCATTGATGTTCACTCCGTAGTCACGCATAACAATGCGCTCGATTTGACGTTTTCCGCTGCGCTACAAACGCAACTCAGCTTCTCCGTTAGGCGCTGCGTCCTGTTGCCTGCCTAAAGTTTGCCAAAACAGAGCCAAGGCAAGCGGCATGACTCAGCGTCCATTCGAAAAGCTCATCGTCTTCTTTCTTAGCTAAAGTCATGCGTACTTGCATTTGTAAAAATTCGCGATAGCAATCCTTTAGCCATTTCTCGAAATTCTCTAAATCTGTAACTTCAGCACACGCCGAAAATTTACCAAGAGGGTTGCGCTCTAGCATCTCACTAATAGGGATCATGCCAGCGGCAATCATCCGCTCATCAAGGCCAACCTCAACCAGGCAGCCGTGGGCATAACAGCCTTTAGGGTCAGTGCATTTATCACCGCACTTGGTATCGTCGCGCCTAACAATTGCATTCACCGGACTTGCTGCCTCGGCGTTTGGTTTAGGTTCTGTGGCTTCGCTCATGTTAATTTTTACTCCAATTTTTGTGGTCTCGCTTCCGCAAGCCTGTGATGCTTGGCGTTAGGCGTAGTTACCAACCTCTAAAACTTCGCCAAGGCCAATAACAAAATATTTCTTATCAGAGTCCAGTGCCTCATCATTATCTGGAGAGCAATGCTCACCTTTAATAATTGCAGCGCCATCAAATTCTACGCGAGCAAAGGGCTTATCTTTTCCGTAGCCGTTGGTGAAATGAATTTCGTCATAGTTTCTAATGCCGCTACTGCAAAGCAAGCGAGACATCCAGTGTTTTTTGTACTCACGATACTCAAATTTCTTTTCGCCTTTCACGATCAAATCAAACCATTGTTTCGTCAGGGTCAGTCGTAAAATACGCCTAACAATCGCATCCACTGGACTTGCTACCTCGGTGTTCGCTTCTAGCTCTGTGGTCCCGCTCATATCAATAATCGCTCCAAGTTTTGTGGCCTCATTTCCGCAAGCCCGTGATGCTTTGCGTTATGTGGCAGTGGTATCAACCAGTCCTGGGGATATCTTGGCTATATGAAAATCAGTTGCGTCTGGCTGTTTCACATTCCCAAATATAGATGAAAATGTCGCCATCATATCTTCTTCCTTATGAACAATGATTGTTCCGCTTGGCCCTTTAAATTCGAGCATCCCATTCCATTCGCTAACCTTCTCAAAATCTTCATAGGTCTTATCACCTATGGTCACTTTGAATTTATTAACTTGCTGTATTGTTACTTTATTAGTCATGGTTCTGGTCTCCGTAGCCCACATAACAAAGGACATTAAATTGACGGCGAACGCGCCGCGTCTTTTTCTATTTCAGTGGGCCGCAATTTATGCCTAACGTTATGCCTCTACTTCAGTTATCCGGAAATTCCGGAATACTCAGTTATTCGGGATTTCCTAATAGCTCAACTTTCCTTATTTTTCTCTAAGCTCATTGAGTGCAAATTCCAATCCCTTGCTAACGCCTGGTGTTTTTAAACTCTCGGCCACTTTTAACGCGAGAATTAATGTCATGAGCTTGTCTGCGGGCTTGGGCCATTTTTCCGTCCGTTCCCATCGGCCCCATGTGTCGCTAGCATTTTGCCCAGCTTGACCAGCGAACAATTCACCAGCCTCCTTTTGTGTGAGGCCCAATGCCTTACGCACTTCGGTTGCTTTGTTCATTTTTTTCGTTCTCCCGCTGTTTCAATTGCGAGTTCTAGCGTTTTAATAGTTTTTATTTCATCTATTTTTCTTCTTAGAGTCTTCTGATTTGTTGTTTTTTGAATTGCAAAATCGATATCTTTTTCAGTGATGCCACGTTTTTTTAATGTTGTTTTAATTGTTTGTTTTTCAGTTGCGTCAAGCTCGATATTGTCGTTAGCATTTTCATGCTCGAAAAACGTATCGAATCCTGCTTTCTTGTGTTCGAGTTGCTTCCTATTTGCTGTTAGCATTTTGCATGTCAGTTCAGAAAGGTCTATTTTCTTGAGTCGCATTACGTCGTAATGATCTTCTTCCCAACTGTCAGCCGAGGTTAGAGAGCTATCGATATGTATGTGTGCAGTTGTTGAGTCATGAAAGATATTGCTTAATAGTCTCGCTACTTCAATCGGGACATCAATATCGGCGCCACCTGCTTCGAATTTATTTTTACGCTGATGCTCTGGAAAATTTAATCGCTCGTATTCGTCCAATAAATCGAGGCCTGCTTTTTCCGAATATGGGAAAAATACTATTTTGAATTTCATTTTATTGCCTCAGAAGCCGGCCAAATTGGCCGGCCGCGTTGGTTTAAGGTTGTTACTCAAGTCCTAAAATTATGTTCTCTGCCGTTGTTTTTAGCCATTCCCTTTGATTATCAATATTTGCACGTCTTTCTATATTTTCTATTTGTTGCTTATAGCTTTTTTCTGTGTATATTTCTGAAAATTCTTCACCGTACATTTTGTCGCCGGGCTTAGTGTCAGCTAAGAACTGCTCTACTTCCTTCTTTGCTTTTTCACATTTCACTCTTGCTTCTTCTTCAAAAAAAGACGGACTAGTCAATAATTTTCCATAGTATGAGTCGGTATACTTTCCCTCTTTTAGATCCTTATATAGTTGCTCTACAAGCTCGTCACGTGTCTCGTACATTTGATCTCTCCTTGCGTTGTTTTCTCTCTGACTGTGAATACATTATATACGACACATTGTCGTATCGAAAGGGGTTTTTAAATTAATTTAGAACGACACATAACAAGCGGCTTCATTTTCGCAACCTTCCCTCAATCATCAGCACAACCCTCAGCTTCGCCTTCTCTCCTTCAGTCAAACCTGCAGCGCTCACATCAAAGCGCTCAATACTGGCTTGCCACTCCTCCTCCATAGCCTCTTCACGCTCATTAAATAACTCAGAGTAAACAGTCACAACCTCATGCACTTGCTCCGGATTATGTGCCCTCAAATACGTATCAAGCGACTCATGAATCTGTCCAAGCATGATCAAAAACTTACCCTTACTGATCTTCATTAAATTCGCACACACAGGAGTTCCAAACTGCGATTGATATTTAAGTAAAATTACATCTTTAAACATTGGGCTGCGAAGATGATTTACAGCATCCTCCATCATTTCAGCAACGGGATTATCTGGAATCGACTCCCGATACTTGCCACGACTCTCAACACATCGCATGTGATCGATATCACGCTGAACAAAACGCTTATGTTGTTCAGTGCCAACATTCAACATGTGCTTACTACCGCGATGCTTAAACTTGCTCGTAGTGTCTTTGTTTTCGGTCATCATTCGGTACTCGGGCGAGCTACTGCTAGAGCCAAGGCCGTTATCACTACGGCCCCGACTCCAGTTAGCCCACACATCCAACCAATAATCGATGTGAGAAAGCATAACTTAGTGCTTTGTTTCGGTAGATGTAAATAAATCGTCTTGAATATTCTTGCCCGCAGCAGCACGAACCAGGCGACTCGTCTGGTCAACGCGAAGACGTTTGTCTTCATCCATGTCAATTAGCTTGCATTGATACTCAAACGTCGCTACGTCAATGCCTTCGCTTTTAAGTTCTTCACGAATCAAAGAAGCATCTGCATTGAGCTTGGCTCGCTCCTGATTGATTTCATCCATCGCAGCCTTTTTATCCATGATGAACTTATTGATTTCTAAGCCTGGCTTAGGTACTTCGGGTAAATTATCACCTTCAATTTTCTGGACCTGAACCTTCTCATTTTCTTCCATTTCAGCTTGCGAGCTTTCCGTACCATCCAGTACGCCAGGCTCATCAAAGGCGCGGCCATTTCCTTCTAGCGCTTTACGGGCTGAATCAACATCAGCATCACTTACTGCGGCCGGTAATTGGGTTACGGTTGTCATAATTACTTGTCCTTTTGGGAGTTAATGAATTGAGTGAATGCGGCCCGTGTTTTTACCTGCGAAGGCAAAAGGTCTAACTTCTGAGCAGTGATCACGACGCCAGGCCGGTCGCCATAACACTTACGCTCTGACGATGAAGCAACTTGCGCATCATCAAGCCAAACAATCCCGTTCATGGCGTCCTTGGCCGCCTTCACAAGATTGTCTAAATCTGGTTTTGCTGTATGCACCACCTGACCATTCAAGGCTGCTTCTTGTTTCCAGGTAGGCCATGACATCGATGGCACAAAGAACGCGATGACTGTAAGTTGTACCGGCCCCTCGATCGGTTTTCGCCCACTCATCTGCATTCTGGCTACTTGGCGAGCATCCTTTTCCCACGCCCTGGTTTTCTTCGGCGTAATAGCAATCCCTGTTGCCTTTACAAACTGAGGTCGCCCCTTGGCCACGGGCTGGCCAGAAATTGAAATAGTGATGATCTCGCTCATAACTAACCACGCCTCTCTTCGCTGTACTCCATGCACCCACAGTTAACGCAAGGGTTGCCAGGTGCTTTTGAGTAATAAACTTTCTCGCACTTTTTGCAGATGTATTTGAATATCATGTCGCTACCCTAAAATTTTCAGCCCAACAAAAACAGGGCAAATAACGGTGTTAATCCCAAACCTCTAAAACCTGCTTTTTCATTTCTTGATTGGTCTGAAGGTCGTTCATACGCTTACGTCGCTTGCATGCTGTTCGCTGATCATCGGTTAACTCTCTGGTCTTCTTGCCAGTCACGGGTCGACCGTAAGAAATTTGCTGTACGTGATTGGGTTTCATGGGTTCATCCTCTCGGTTAATCCAGGCCATTCTTTTTCGCATAAGGCCGATGGGCTTCAGGGCGCTCAAGTGGCAAAGGTAAAATTTCTGGTGCGTAATTGACGAATCGCACGAACTGACCCTGGAACGCCAGTTTCACAGCGCTAATTTCGCCACCCCTTTGCTTTGCGATCAGAATTTCAGCAACGCCTTTATCCGGCGTGTACGCGTCATAAACTTCATCGCGGTAGGGGAAAATAATCACATCAGCATCTTGCTCGATAGAGCCTGAATCACGTAGATCCGACATCATGGGTCGCTTGTTCGGGCGATTCTCAAGGCTGCGATTGAGCTGTGAAAGCAGCACTACAGGAACGCTTAACTCCTTCGCTAGTGATTTGAGCTGTCGAGTGATCTCGCCAATTTCGAAAGTGACGTTCTGGCCTTTGATCCGCATTAACTGCAAGTAGTCGATCATAATCAACGACAAGGCACCGTCGCGAGCCACACGACGAGCACGAGCGCATAACTCATGCACACTCAAGTTAGGAGTTTCATCGATAATTAACGGCGCATCTGAAAGCTCAGCATTAACCCGGGCAAGGCTTGCCCAGTCTGCATCATCAAGCCGGCCTGTACGGATATGGTCATGAAGAATATTGCCGGTCGAGGATATGCAGCGATCAAGTAATTCATTGGCTGGCATTTCCATCGAAAACACCAAGCTTTTTTCGCGTAGCGTAACGGCCGCATGCTCGATCATGTTCATGGCAAACGTAGTCTTTCCCATCGATGGGCGGCCAGCCACAATCACCAAATGCCCTGGATGAAGACCGGCCAATTTTTTATCCAGATCAACCCAGCCCGTCGACAAACCGACAACGCTATCCTCACAATCAAACCGTTTTTGAATTTCCTCGTTGACCCCTGTCATGTACTCGCTGGCCTTTTTCGGCTGCGTGGTTTTCTCAGAGGTCGTGATGGAGGTAATGCGGTGCTGTGCATCATTCACAATTACGGGCAGCTCCTCGCTGCCATGTACGGCCTCGATCAAATCATGGGCATCAGCAACCAGTTGACGACGAATCGCGTAATCGCGAACAACTTTGGCGTAGTGTCGAACATTCGACGACCCAGGCGTATTGTTCGCGATGTTGGCCAAGTAAGACAATCCACCCACCGTATCGGCTTGCCCTGCCCTTTCCAGGTGCTCATGAACTGCAACCACATCCGTTGCACCATCGCCGCGAGCGAGCGCAGTCAGTGCAGAAAAAACAATCCTGTGGTCTTTGCGAAAGAAATCACTCTCACTCACAGTGCCCACCACGCGCTCCCAGCAATCGGACCACATCATCACTGCACCCAAAATCATTTGCTCAGACTCAACGCTGCACAGCGGTTTAATCATTGCGCCGTCAACGGGGGCAAACTCAGGCATGGTGTTTGGCGTTGACTCAGACATTGATTCCGTGCTCCCTGGCCGCTTGCATGCCGACGGTGGTCAGCTGGTACTTGCCATGAGGGTTTAGCCACCAGAGCTTGTGGTAATTCTTGCGGACATAATTTCGAAAATGAGCCTTCCAGTCCGTGTATTTTTTCTTGCCAGTTTTGTCGGGGTTGGTGTAGTCGTCCTTGAACACGGTCCAGCACAAACCCAAATACCCGTCTGGCAAATTGATTTCGCTTTCGTAATCAAAAATCTTGTCGTCAGGCGGTATGGGTTTTGTTCCGGCTTGATCACATTCATCGAGATAGGTCTTCAACAGGACTGGGGATGGTTTTGGTTTTTTTCCTTCGTCATCAAGCGAAGCAGAAACCGGCTTTTCGGTTTCGGGATTTTTTTTGTTTATTTTTTTATTTACTTTTACATCTACATTTACATTTGTGGCATTTCCGCAAACATAAACCCAGTTTCCGCCGGAATTAACCGAGTTAATAACGTAATCTTCTATTACAGCCACTGTTTTCTTCTTTTTCGCAGCGTCAAAAAAACGCTTTTGAATAGCCTTCGAGGTCAATATTTCATGTTCTTCGTGCTTTTCGCTGTCAAATATATTCCGGCGTAAACACACGTTAATGCAGTCGGAAACCTCGTTTACGTCGACATCTATTTTTCTTTTTATTAGCAAGTGCAGGTCAATATTGTTACCAATGTAGTAGCCTTCATTGCTATAAATCATCTGCCAAAGCGTGACCAAAACACCTAGGCCAGTCGCCCCTTTTTCGATTAAATACATCTCGATCTTGTCGTCAAACTGACAATCAATCGGGAAGTAATCGATACCCTGCTTTGTTGGTCTGGCCATACCCTTGTTCGCCCTTAATCTTCTTCAGAACCGTTAAAAACATCATCAATCACCGCCTCAGCCAGAACCCCAAGCAAGAGCGCCGCAACAACAACAAGGCCGATAATAAAGAAGATAAGAAACGTAAATTCAGTGCTGACATCCATGGTCTAATCCTCCGCATTCAATGTGTTTTTGAGCTTGGCCAATTCCCGTTCTGCCTCTTGTATTTCTTTGCGAATCATTAGCTTCTCATTCGCATCTAAAAAGCCGTCATTGTTCTTAAACTCAATAAGGCGACGCGATATGTCTGTTACCTCATTAATCGCGCTCAGGGTGGCCTCATACATGTTGTCGTGCTTATCAGTGGTATGAGTCTTAAGCGCATAACCAAACATCTGACAAAACACATCCAAGGCAACAGACACATCACTTACGTTGTGCATGGTGGCAATTAGCTCATTAACTCGCGGCTGATGCGTGTCATCGTAGGGCGCTAAATAATTGATTAAGGTCTTGGGTGTCATACCCAGCTTTCGGGCAATACCTGAGATGCCACCCTTCGTGGATTTGGCTTCTTGATGGAGTGCGACATAAAAATCATCCATGTCCGGCGTGTAATCGTTTTCAGTTTCCACTGTGGGAATCTCCTGGGGTTGGCATGATGGGTTAACGGTGAGGATTGGGTTAAGCACATGACGACTTTTGCTGAAGAAAATCGTATTCATCGGCTAAGTCGCGCATCGTCATTTCTCCTTCGCTAACTCTCTCCATTTGGGTCCAGCGACCAGGAGGGACTCCAAGCTTGGTCCACTGACTAATTGCTCCCTGGGTCGCACCAGGACCGTGATCTTTATCTAGCATCGACGACAGCCTTGTTTGACTATTACTGTCGCGCTCAAGGTATTCATTAATGTTCATTGAAGTCTCTCTCCGTTCGTGTCCTCTAAGTATTAGTGCGGCTAATGTTTTTGTCAATACCTAGGCTAATTGTAATTAAGCACAGATATATTAGGATCGCTAATATGGCAAAGAAAGAAATTACGAAAGAAGACGAATTAGCTGCGTCAGTGTTGCGTGAGCTGTGGAGCCGCCTGCAGGCAAAAAGAAAATCAAAAAACATGAGAAAGCTTAGCCAAGAGAAGGCGGCTGAGTCCCTGGACATGTCCCAAGGTGCATTCAGTCATTACCTGAATTGCCTCACTCCTTTGGGTGTTCAGGCAACGCTGAAGTTTGCGAAATTCTTCGGCGTCGCTCCTTCGGACATTAGGCCTGATGTCGCCTATTTAACCCAGACAGAACAGCCATCAAGTCAGTCTGCAACACCACCCTTGGCCCAGGAAAGCACCACAGCCTACGGCTACGCAAGCGAGAATGACCTGCTGCTAGCTGTAATGAAGGTCACAAAAGAAGTGCTCAAAGAGCGCGGCATTAAGCTGCCCGACGATAAGGAATCTGAGCTGATAGCGTTATTATTTGATGACGCCAAACGCCAAGGGAAGGCCCAAGACCCCGAGTGGATTGCTCGCCTTGCCCGCTTTGCCGGATAGCCACGATAATTTTAGTAAAATCATCTAGTAACAATTATTTACTGTAGTCATTTGTTATACATGACGTTACACATACAGAGGTGACTGTATGCGTAACTCTGTAATATTGATTGTTGATGATGAAGAAATGGGGCGAGCGCCGCTTCGGCTTTTATTAGAAAAAAATGGATGCATTGTTATTGAAGCTAGCAGCGGTGCAGAAGCGCTAGCTATTATCGCAACAAACCATGTTGATGTAGCTATCATAGATTGCATGATGCCTGGAATGTCAGGCCTTGAGCTTGCTGTTGAGTTAAATAATCTTGGTACAGCATTCATTGGCACAACGGCAGCCAGGGACGACGGTATTATTGCTGAGTGGGATCGCCTTGGCTCAGTTGGTTATATTGATAAACCGATTCAGCTACAGCAAGTGCTAGCCTCTGTGAAAGTGGGTCTGCGCTATGTTCGGCGCGTCACAGCGCTTGAGTCGGCTGTTGAGAACTCACGCGCCCTATCGGGAGCTATTGCAATCATTTGCTGTCGCCTTGGCCTGTCCGTTAATGACGCCAAAAAATTCCTAGCTACAGAATCAAATCGGCGTCGCGTCAAATTACATGACTTAGCGACAGAAATAATGAATCAGGTCGATGCTAGATCGAATCTTCCCGACTGCATTAGGGACTCATTAATAGACCCTAGCAACTAATCACGGTATATTCGGTGCTCGCCCTACCAGCAGCGCGAATCATACAGCGTCCTACCAAAAGCACGCACAAATAATAAAACTGGCAATGCCAGGATTTGTGCTTTTTGGGGAATGCATGGACAGCCAAAAAATTATTCAATTTCCAACCAAGATCGAAGTAGAGCCCGATGAAGCGGCGCTTAAGGATCGTATTGAACATCTTATTAACAGCGCAACTCAAGAGCCATCATCGCCCGCTAAGCGCTCCGCACGCACCAGCTCACCTCTAACAATAACAAGCCCCTTGGGCGCTTTAACGCCAACCTTCGTCTGATTGCTACTCTGGTCAACGATAACTACCTCAATAAGGTCTTCGTTAAACAGCTCCTCGACAGTCATGCCGGGAGGAAGGCCTTTGTTGGGGTAGATATAAAATGATTCGCCGGCTCGGCGTTTGAAATTGAGCATGTCCCGTCCTTGGGTTGTGTTTTGTTGCCCTTCTTTTGCCTGAAGAGCTTCTATTTCCTTATTGATGAAGAGTTTGCAGATACGCCAGCCTTCAGGGATAAGTTAAAGGCTGGTGTATTGGTGCAACTAAAGGTTGAGTGCTGTGAAAAGAGCTAACTACTACAGGCTATGTTGCAGCGACACCGCAGCTTCTTTTAAATACTTGGTCACGCAATCAAGCCCCAATCGAGCCACTAATTCGCCGCTTATTCTTTTGTCTTGCTCTTCCCCTCATCAAGGCCAGCCAAAAAAGACAAAATAAGCTTGGATGGAATATTAAGGATTGCCTCCCGTGCTCCGTAAACCTTGATTTCAAAGCCTTTGGTTTTCTTTTCCTCTAGGAATTGGCGCGAGAGCGACACCCCGATTGTTTCTGTCAAAACACAGCCAAGCACTTTGGATGAGCAGTCGGTATCTGAGCCAATCTTGGTTACCTTATGATAATTTCCATCTGTGTCGACAGCGTTTTTAACAAAACCCCACTTTTCAAGAAATGTCACGTCGGCATATAACTGAATGTATGAAACCTCTCTTGTGGATTCGACAACACTCCCTCGAAGAAGCATGCTCTTATGTCGCGGAGTGGTAACCTTATATACCTTCTCAAAGCGATCATACTCCACCTTTGAGTCAATATTTAGCTCAGAAACCGATTCTTTGCCAAATAACGCTAACGCATCATTGTCCGTGAGACTAGCCCCGTTTTCTTTCGTTATACTGCTCATTAGCGATTTTTTCGCAGTACCGCCGTACAGGTAATATATGTCACAGCCCTGAGTCACTACTTTGGTAGAAAACGCCTTATCTCTCTTGAGCAAATCCCCGTTAAACTCTTCTTGCTTGTACCTGTATTTGGCTAAAAATGGCCTCTGAGCGCCTTTGTCTTCGGCGGTAACAAGGCCTGTTTTTACTACTTTGAACCCACCTGAAACTAAGGCTGAATATGCCGATATTTCCCGCTGCCAAATCTTTTCTTTAGTGGGATCGTAAAAAAAGAAGAGAGTGACGTATTGCTTGCTCTTGTCTGCAAGTCTATAGGTGTCGCCCGTTATGTCAGCAAACCCACATTCGCCACTATTGACTGCACTATCGCCTAGGTGTTTAACGGGCCCCGCGGTCTGACACCCGCCCAACATCAACGCCAACACAACAACTAAATACCTCACCTAAATAACCCTCCTTGTTTACATCTACTTTTCAAGAATTTCTAATATATAACCATCCAGATCAACCTTTGCAGTCATTGACCCAATAACAACCGCACCGAAGGAATTTTTCCCACGGTAGCTCGTAGCAACTACTAAGTGATCTCCATTATCAGAAAACCTAGTTCTGGCATGCTCGTAGCTATCAGGGTCTTTCATGCTTTCCTTAATGAGTCGCTCTAAACTGCGATGAGACCCATTCCACGGGGAGAATTGACTTTCCACCCTTTGTTTTCGAGCTTCTTTGACCTCATAGAAGGCAATCTTTTTAGAATATTTTTCGTTAGAGGGGTCTAGTGCTTGAAGCTCTTTGTAGCGGGTTAGATTTTCGCTGAATTCCGATGCAGGGATATTTTTCAGCTCTGACAGGAGGGTCGCCACCCTTTCTTTCTTAGTTGCTTCAATTTCTGCCGCTGTTTTTTGCACTGGCGGCGGTGCGCTCACGCCAGCCACAACAATCAGCACCAACAGAATAAGAACTAACCAGGTTACACGGGATGTTTTCCGCCTTTTTGCGCCGCATTTAGGGCATGCGTCAGCTTTTTTACTGACCTCGTTGCCACACTCTTTGCATTTTACTAATTTGCTCACCTCAACCCTCCTTGTTTGTTTTTCCCATTGTACCTGATAATAAATAATTTAATTATTAGCTTGGCTATTGACTAATGTCATTAGCGGGGCTAATATTTCAATCAAGCCATCACAACAAACAAAGGACGTCATCATGCAAAACGAAACTACAAAAGCGCTGCTTGCTCTGACGGGCTGCGTCAGTGATGAGGGTGTCTTGATAGCCGTCACCACTCTCAACGAAAGAGGGCGGATCTACGACCAGATGCTGACTGATGCTCTTCGCTCTAGCCCGCGCCTGGAAAAGCTGCCTTTGCCAGAGCAAGACGGCTTGTGTTTTGCCAAGTGGGCCAGCCTGCCCGCTGATGAGGCACACGAGATATTTGCTGACTTAATCAGTGGCAGTGATCGAATTGTGGGAATGATGCAGCAATTTCGAATGGAAGAGGTGATGACTGTATTTGCTCAACTGCTCTCGTGGCAAGAGCGCGAGCACGATTCATTGGGCATTCAAGAAGACATGAACAAAGCAGCGCGTGAGATTCACGAAACAAGACTGATGGAAGCGGACGAAATAAGGAGGGCGTCGTAATGACAAATATTGGCATTAATCAATCGGCTCGCATCGATATGGTAATGAGTGAGGCGGCCAGAGAATCAAAGGCCGCAGCCGCAGCACTGGGGCGTAACGCATTGCCTGAGGCCCATTACCACGCCCAACGAACAGAGACGCTTATTGCTGATCTTCAGCGCACCTTTTACGCCGCTGTTCGTGTTGATGATCTCTGTAGTCGTGGGCAATGCAGTGGGTGCGATGTCTACGAGAACTGCCCTGCTGTGCCTTCGCTATTAGTGAAGCAAGAAGGCCTTGAAACCAGTAATTAATCATTGGAGAACATTATGAGTAACGAGAAAACACTTGCCTGTGTCGATGACATTAACGCCGTCCAGGTATTTACAGGCGAGGGGATCGACCCGATTATCCAAGCCGTTAAGGATGAGGTGCTTGGTATTGCGCCGGATATTTCAACAGCTAAGGGTCGTGCTGAAGTAAAGGCTCGCGCCTTTAAGGTAGCGCGTTCCAAGACTGCGCTTGATGACGCGGGCAAGGCCTTGGTTGCGGGAAAGAAAGCGGAAATTAAGGTGGTTGATGGCGCTCGCAAAAAGATGCGCGACTCGCTTGATGCGATTCGTGACGAAGTACGTCTTCCTCTTACTGAATGGGAAGAAGCCGAGGCCATTCGTAAAGCCGAAGAGGCTCGTATTGAACATGAGCGTATTAGCTCTATTCAAGCGCGAATCTCTGATATGCGTGATGCCGCTACTTTCTTCTCCGGAGAGACTGCCGACGACATGGCAAGACGACTGGAGGCGGTTACCGAAATAGTTATTGATGGCTCCTTTGTTGAATTCCAGCCCGAAGCCGAGCGTGCCAAGGCTGCCACTATTCACGCCATCACCACCACATTCGAAGCCCGCCGCCAATACGAAGCTGAGCAAGCAGAATTAGCCAAGCTAAGAGCTGAACAGGCAGAGCGTGACCGCATCCATGCAGAACAACAAGCCGAACTTCGTAAACAACAAGAAGAACAGGATGCCAAGGCCAAAGCCGAGCAGGAAGAAATTGACCGCCAGCGCCGTGAAGTTGAGGCTGAAGCCGCCCGCATCCAGAAAGAAAAAGACGAAGAAGCCCATCGTATCCAAATGGAGCAAGCAGCCAAGGAAAAAGCAGGTCGTGAGTTAGCCGAACACCAAAAGCGGGAAGCTGAAGAGTTTGCAGCAAAACAGGCCGAACAAGAGCGTCTGAAAGCTGCTTGGCCAGAAAAGGAAAAGCTTCGCGTGTGGGCTTGCAATGATCTTCAAAAGTTAATCGATTCAATTCCTGAGGTAAATGACAAAGAGCTTATGGCGCTAACTGTAAGCCTTAATAACCGTCTACGCACAATGAGAAGCCAGGTACTGGATCTTGTTGTTGATGAAGAAGCCTCTTAGAGGAATAACCCATGCAAACAACAATTAAGCTAACCACCATTCGAGCAAGCTCCTTAGGTGAATTATTCGACTGCCCCGCTAGATGGGAATCAAAGCACATTCTAAAGATGCACACACCATCAAACGGTAAGGCTCAACTTGGTCGAGCGGTGCACGCCTCAACGGCTGCATATGACCAAGCGGTCTTGGATGGTTCAGGCATCACTATCCAAGAAGCTGCAGGTGCTGCAGTAGACACCATATCCAACCCAGATGAAGAAGTTTCTTGGGATGATGACAAGCCTGCTGACGTTGAAAAAATAGCCCTATCTCTTCACCGCAAATACTGCGAGCAAGTGGCACCAACTCAAAACTATGTGGCCGTGGAAGTGCAATGTGATCGACTCGAAATTACTGATGTTGGTTTAGCGCTCACCGGCACAACTGACCGGATACGCAAGACCAATGGAGGCTACGGCATTGTTGATATTAAAACAGGCAAGCAAGCTGTTGCCAAAGACGGCCACGTCAATACCAAGGGCCATGCCTACCAAATCGGTGTTTATGAATTGCTTGCTGAATATGGCGGCGGCTTACCCATTACCGCACCTGGTGAAATCGTCGGGCTTAACACAGCAAAAACACCCGCCTCTCAGCGTATTGGCTCTGGGGAGATCACGGGCTCAAGAGCCGTATTACTTGGTGATGCTAGCAATACAGGAATTCTCTCTCAAGCATCAAAGCTAATTCACTCAGGCAGCTTCTACGGCAATCCAAAATCAATGATGTGCCACGAACGCTATTGCCCGCGGTACACCACCTGCAACTTTCGAAAATAAGGACTTAACCCATGGATCAGCAAGTCACTTTATCCCAAATGCAACAACAAGGAAGCCAGGAAGTAGTTACCGCTGGCTTCAGCACTTCCGCTAGCTTTGAGCTAATGCAGCGCCAAGCAAATATGCTAGCCGCCTCAACGCTAGTTCCTCAGCAGTACAGAGATAATTTATCGAACTGCGTGATTGCGCTAAACATGGCTAACCGTGTTGGTGCCGATCCACTAATGGTTATGCAAAACCTTTATGTCGTTCATGGAACACCTGGATGGTCTGCCAAGTTTTTAATCGCATCATTTAACCAATGTGGTCGCTTCTCTTCTGTTCGGTATGAGTGGAAAGGCAACCCAGGTGATCGTGATTATGGTTGTCGTGCGTGGGCAATGGAAAAGGCAACTAATGAGCGCGTCGAATCCCCTTGGATTACATGGGATCTAGTTCGTGCTGAAAAGTGGGACAGTAAAAATGGCTCTAAGTGGAAAACAATGCCCGAAAAAATGTTCATGTATCGCTCTGCTGCATGGTTGGTGGATACCGTTGCTCCTGAGATATCCATGGGTCTACAAACAGCCGATCAAATTAATGAAACATTTGATGCAAAGATGGATGAGACCGGAGCCTATAGCGTTACCACACAAGACCTAAAGCAAGAAGAAAAGGCGGTCACTCCAGATGATGAGGCAAGCCCAGATCAAGAAATAGTAACACTGCCAGCCACCTATGCATCAGTAGCTGGCGATATCAAAAATGCCAAAACAGCTGATGACGTTGAGCTTGCTGAATCGTTAATTGGGTCTGTCAAAAACGAAATCCACCGCGGCGAATTAATTAAACAGCTTAACACCAAGAAGCAGGAGCTAGGGGCCGCTTAGGCCTCCCTCCCCCGTTAATCACGAGGTGAATCATGCTCATCAATATTGTTCATCTTAGAGAATGGCTTGGCGTGCATCACACGAAAAAAGTAATCGCTTTTCTACGAGAGAAGCAGATCCCGTTTGAGCTGCACAACGGCCAACCCATCACAACCGAGGCCGCGATTAATTCGCGCCTCATGGGTGGCGACACTGAGAAGGAAGAGGTGAAATTTTAACCTCTCTCAATAAACGTAAGGAATTCAATATGAAAAATAAATTATCTGATTTGAACGATCACTTGTTCATGCAACTTGAAAGGTTAAACAATGAAGGCCTAAAAGGCGAAGACCTGCAATCTGAGATTGATCGCTCCAAGGCAATCACTGATGTAGCCAAATCAGTAGTCAGTGGCGCAGAACTTCAATTAAACGCTTTAAAACTTAAAGCTGAATACCAAGGACTACAGGCTGGGGATATGCCAAAACAGCTAACAGGACAAAGCTAATGAAAGGTCACCCAATTAAATATTCCGAAGCAGAGATGAAATGGGTTAGTGATAACAGGACGCTCCCAAGTAAAGAGCTACACACCGAGTTCTCCAAGAAATTTAATCGCACCGGTGTATCAGCAACAAACCTTGGCTCTTTACGAAAGCGTAAAGGCTGGTTAACTGGTCGATCAGGATGCTTTCACAAAGGCCATAAGCCGCACAACGCAGGTTCCGCTGGCACGGGATTAATGAAGCCAAACAAGACAAGCTTTAAGCAAGGAGCTAGGCCGCACAACTGGATGCCAGTTGGGTCAACGCGAGTCTCGAAAGATGGCTATATTGAAGTAAAGACCCAGGAACCAAGAGTCTGGGCTCAGCTTCACACCCTAGTTTGGTCTGCTAAACATGGTGAGGTGCCAAGCGGCCATTGCGTTGCATTTAAAGACGGCGATAAAGAGAATATTCACCCAGATAACTTAGAGCTAATTACTCGCAACGAGAACCTTCAGATAAACAGGCTCCAATGCTCAAGCCTTGATCTTGAATTAAGACCTGTCGTCAGAACGCTAGGTAAGTTGATAGCCAAGACAAGTGAAACGGCCAGAGCTAACTAGCATTACTGAATATAAAATAAAGGAAGCCTCATGAAACAAGACTGTGAAAAATACAACGAATGCCGCCTACCCGCTCAAACTTGTAACAGCCGGTGTATTGAATACAAGAAAGCTCAATGGGTGAAGATTATCTTCAAGGTGAAGAAATAATACCTGATTTCCACTGACATCCAGCACCACTAGCAATACCCTGTCTTGATGTAACCATGAGAAATTAACCATGAGCAAAGGCAAGAATCCTCTTCCTCCTAGCACATATAAAGGAAAATCGGCATACGAATACCGCCCATACCTGGGCGAAGGCCAGAAGCGGCCATGCACCCGATTATGCTCGCTTGATGCCCCGATCTCGACTGTCTGGCAAAAATGGGAAGAACTCCAAGCCAATCACGTTAGCACCTTGGCTTGGCTGCTAACGGAATACAAAAATAGCAGAGAGTTTGAGTTCATTGGCAAACGGCCAAAATCCAAAGACACAATCAGGGAGCACTCCAGAATCATTGATGCCCTTGTCAAATACCCATTAAAGGCAGGCGGTGACACATTCGGGAAAGTTCACTTGAAGAACATTACAAAGGGCGTGATACGTCGTTATCTCGATAAGCGAGAAGAAGACGGTGCGCCGGTTGCTGGCAATCGTGAGAAAGCAGTAATCAGCAAAGCATGGAATTGGGCACTTGAGCGAGACTTCGTAGCCGTTGAAAACCCCTGTGACAAGGTTTCCAGAAATCAGGAGAGTAGTCGCAAACGATACGTGACGGACGACGAATACAACAAATCCTATGCTCTGGCAGCCAGTGGCCCGTCCTATCTTCAGCCTATGATGGAGATTGCTTACCTGTGCCGAATGCGTAGAGGGGAAATACTCAAAGCGACCAAGGACCAGGTGCTAGAGGATGGATTGGATACTCTCAGACTAAAAGGAAGCCGTGACACTCTAACTAGCTGGTCGGACCGATTGAAAGCCGCTATTGACATGGCCGGCGACCTGCCCTCTCAAATATCGAGCATTTACATTATTCACGACCGGCATGGGCAACCAATCACGATCACCGCCTTTAATAGTGCCTGGCAGCGACATAAGAAGAAAATGAAAGCGGCAGGTATCGAGCCCTTCAATTTCCACGACCTGAAAGCCAAGGGTGTGTCCGACACTGAGACAGGAAAGCAATTGGCTGGCGGCCATCGATCAGCCGATCAAACCGCTATTTATGACAGGAAAAAGCCAACGGTTACGCCGACCAAATAGTGAATTCTGTCGGAAGACCTGTCGGAAATCGGGTATATAACGAAAAAAGCAGCTACCACCAAAAGTGATAACTGCCTGATCTTAAGCTACAAAATTTGGTCGGGACGGCAGGATTTGAACCTGCGACCACCTGCACCCCATGCAGGTGCGCTACCAGGCTGCGCTACGCCCCGAGGCACTTGGTAAATGAGACTACCGAAGAGGGCGCAAATATTAAC